CTGTATTTACTTGATATTCTCCTTTTGGTATAACTTTTTGTAATTGATCTTGAACAAAACCAACTTGAAACTCTGCCAAGTTCTGCATTTCTTCAATCATATAAACAGAGCTTTCATTTTCCCAGCCTTTCAAACTTTCTACCATCTGTTTTAATATGGCCTGCAATCTAGCTTGAGAAGCTGGAGTGTTACCTTCTACATCCCTAATTTTTCTTAATACATCTAAAATTACGTCATTAAATTGACTTGCAATTTGAAATTGCACTTTGTTGCTGTATCTATTCAGATCAATAGCTTCTCTATAGAACGCTTCTGGTGTACTCATTCATCATCTGTAGCTGGTTCTTCTGGTGGTTCTATTTCTACTAACCCTCCGTTTTGTGTGCTTTCTATCTCTTCTTCTATATCAAAATCATCACCAAGTACCTCACCTGTAGATAGTTGATTTAGTAATGTCTCCTGTGAAATAGTGCCAGCAGTAAATAATGTTAATAGACTTGTTATTTCTTGTGGATCTAGTCTGGTAGAAACAAAGTCTCTGTTTACAAAACTGCTTCCAGCATTAGCTTCATTAAGATATTCGCTGTGAAATCTAAGGCAGTTATCAACCAAATCTTGCATCTGTTGGGCAATAACCATCATTGTGCTGTCATTCTGTGACCTGTCTATTCGCTTGGCTTCGGCTGATTCTCCTACTAACTTCTGCCCAAGAACCGCAGCTAATGACAAAGTATTTATCTGTTCTTTAAGATCGCCAAGTCTTTTAAACTGGCTGTCATAGCTATCACCAGAAGGGCTGACATATTCCATTCTTGACTCTGGTGGTAATGATAATGCTTCATTAGGGCCTGTTGTTATCTCGTCTGCATTTGGATAACCAAAAACTGCAAGCAATGGAACAGAACTGATATGAAGAATATTATCTAAGTCAGATTGTATTTGATAATGTTTAAGATTTAACTCTGCTATGTCATACAAAGGACTCCGGCTTTCGTAAAAGCCAACTCTGTTTGCATAAGCAATAGCAAAAGGTATTTTATCTTTAAGGCTCATTTCACCCTCATCAAATAATTTATATTCACTATTCTTTTTATCTTTTCTGTGGATCTCATATCTACCACGTTCTAAAACTCTGATTTGTTTTACTTGCTTCTCGCCATACTTTCCATCAGGTTCTACAACATTTTCTAACAGCCTTAACTGTGTAAGCTGTCGTGAACCATCTATAATTTCACTTCTCCACCCAAGTATATTTCTTGGTGAATATGTAACCCAGTAAGGTCTGGTTTTATCTCCTTCTCTCGGAGCATCTACTAAAACACCAACATGACCAAAAGAAATTGCAGTCCTTACTGTCTCGTAAAGCCAAACGTTCAGATCATTTCCCTCAAGGTCAACATCAAAAAGTTGCTCACGAACAAGGTCTGAAACATCGTCTAAACGGACTGGTTTTCTAGTTATCATGCCAGCCAGCATTTTTTCTATTCTCTGCAAGTAAGGTACAACAGTTGATCTTGAAAGCCGCACGTCATATGAATCATCAGTTTCTCTGGCCTCTTGCGATAAGTATTTTCTGTGTTCACTCCTGATCTTATATGTGCCTTCCTTTAAGTCTGTAATCAAATCCCAAAACTGTGCCATACGTTGATATGCCGCATTTGGTGACTCAACTGTTGAGACAGCCTGTGTTATAGGTTGGTTGTAAATATTTAATGAGCTATACACAGTTTTTCCTCATAGTACCATTGCTTTTAATATATTCTAATTCCTGTCGGTCTGCCTGCTCTACCATGAAGCAAATTAAATTCACGATAAATTAAATATCCTAAAGCATCATTCATGTGATCATATCCGTTTTGTTTGTCTGGATCTCCTGTTTTTTCATCATAACTCTGCAATTCAAGACATTCAATCAAACGAGTGCAACTGGCATGAATCGCCAAACGTCTTTCCCCTTTGCCGTTTTGTAATAACGCATTGACGGTTGCAACTCGATCTTTGATAAAGGGGTTGCTCTTGAGAGCCATTGAACTGACTGCGTATCTCTTGTGCCAAAGCATCAGTATCTTTTTGTTTACTGATTTCATCTATAATCACTAACTTTTCGCCATCCCTAACACCTATAACACAGTTGCAATTCATAACATTAAAATCGACCCCACATAAAAGGTTTTCCATTTTAATATCAAACGGTATTTTGTCGATGACATGATCTTCTCTAGAAAATCTAGAATATACCTGTCCGCTGGTTAAATTGACCCATTGGCCTAGCAAGTAAGCTTTTATTAACTGCGGTGGATAATTCTCTTCAAGAGATGGAATAAACGTATCAGGAAGATAAGGATTATCAGCGGTTTTTGCTTGTATCAATGCAGTATCAGATTTCTTATTTTTTTCAAATGTTTCAAATGCCCAGCCATGACCTTCTGGAGTTGTTGTCGCATAAAACTGTTGAACATTACCTGATCTTAATCTTGCAAGTGCCATGTTCATTGCGCTTTCTGCATCTCGTTTTGGAATAGTGTCTGCCTCATCAAAACCTACTGCACACAAATTCTGGCCTCGTAATCTTTGGTATGTAAGCATCGTCCTTAACAAGATCGTATGAGTTCCTTCTTCCCAAGTAAGCTGGTATTCGGGGAGTGGTGACGCTCTAAAACTATAAGGTATTTGCCATTGGTCTAATAGTTCATTGAATGTCCGAATTAAAATGTCTCTCAACATGGGTGCTGTTGGTTGAAAAACAGCAGATACATGACCGATATTCATACAGGCAAGCATTACAGCTTTTGAACAAAGAGCGTAAGTTTTACCAGCACCGAAACCACAAACTAAAGCAAGTTTTCTGTGATCAATATCCTTGCAAAACTTTTCTTGATGAGGGAGTAAATCTTGATAAATCCTATCTATTGTTTGCTGTGTAGTTGGAAGATTATATGCACCGACTTCATATAAAACATTTCCAGATTTTGCAGTATCTAAAATACTCACGACACAATTTGTGCAAGTTTAGCTGCTGTATTGATTGCACCAAGAGCAATGTGATAATGACCAGCCTTTCTAGCTTCCATCTGTAAGGTGCTGCATTGGGCTAAAAGATCAGCCACCATTTGTGGTCGTTCCATATCCCAATCCCTCTTCAACTCTGCTCTAGCAATGTTTAAATACTTATCTACAGTTCTTTCCCCAACCCCCCAGTTCTCGGAGGCATAGCGAACACAGTCGGATCTACGACCACCATTTGCAATAATACGAGCAAATTTTTGTGATCTTATAACAGTTTCAGCTTTAGTTCCTTTTTTTGCCATTAACTAGATGATACACGTTTTGCAGTCTTGCCTGTAAAATCCTCCCATCTTTTCACTATGACATCACAATATTTAGGATCAAGTTCAACAAGACGAGCTTGTCTTTGTATTCTTTCTGCTGCAATCAAAGTTGTGCCAGAACCACCAAAAGTGTCAAGAATAATATCACCTTGCTTAGTTGAGTTCGTAATTTGATATTGAATAAGATCTACAGGTTTCATTGTCGGATGTTCTTTATTTGTTGAAGGTTTTTCAAAATTTAAAACGGTTGATTGTTTACGATCAGCATTCCAAAAATGAGAAGCACCTTTTTTCCATCCATAAAGGCAAGGTTCATGCTGCCAGTGATAATCTTGCCTTCCCATTACAAGAGATGATTTAACCCAAATCAAACACTGTCTTACTTGTAAATCCGCATCTTTCGCTGCACCTCTGAAATTATAACCTTCTGAATCAGCATGCCAAATATAAAAAGAAGCTCCTTCTTTAAGGTAATGATGAGCTACGCAATATGCCGAACTTAAAAAGTGTCTAAAATCTAAATCTGACATACTATCATTTTTTATAATTTTTCCATCAGTTCTTCTGTTTCTTTTTTTGGCTTGTTCGGGTGTTTCATTACCTAAATCGACATTATATGGAGGATCAGTTAACCATAAATTAGCAAGTTCATTTTGCATTAAAGGGTCAAGTTGATTTTGATCAGTTGAGTCTCCACAAAGTAATTTATGATTACCAAGCTGCCATATATCACCTAATTTTGTTATTGGTTCTTCTGGAACTTCTGGAACGTCATCAGGATCGGTTAAACCTTCTGATGGTAGTATTTCAGTCTCTCCAAGTAGTTCTTTTAGGTCATCATTATCAAACCAAGGTTCAAGATCATGCTCTTGGCTTAATTCTTCGAGCATATTTAAATCCCATTCTGACAGGTCAGAGGTTCTATTATCAGCCAAGGCAAGTCCAATCTTTTCATTTTCTGACAGCCCAGTTCTTTTTACAGCAATAATTTCTTTGCCATCAGTTTCTATAACTTTTAAATTTTTAATTCCTGCTGCCTTTGCCCCTGCGATTGTTCCATTGCCTGCAAGTATGCGGTTATTTTCATCAATAACTATTGATCTTGCAGCCCCATATTGCTCAAGGCTTTGTTTAATAAGTTTTGCAGATCTGTCTGTACGCTTACGAGCGTTTTTAGGATCGTTTTGTAAATCGTTAATTGAAGTCATGTTGCCATAGTAGTTCAGTATTAAAAAATAAACAAAATGAGACTCATTTGAGATTGGGGTGAGAACAGGTAAGAACCAGACCCATTTAGGTGTTCCCTCCAATCGTTTTCTTTTACGTTCATAATGTAAGGATTTGAGAATAGATGAGACAGTCATGGTGTCAGATTTTGTTTGATTAGAGATTGGTTTTTCTATAGCTTCAGTTAATAAAAGTTCAATTGTTATATCTTTAAGAGCATTTGCTGGATCGTTTAGGTAGTTAACAATTACAGATTGCCAAGGACTATCAACCATATATTTTAAGTTTTCTTTTTCAATTTGATTTTCCTGTTCATTTGATAAAAAATGCTGTTCTTTATTTTTAAATAGGTGAACGGCAGCCGACCATAAGGAATCTCTTTCAAGTTGTAGTGCATCAAGATCAATGGATTTTGTAGTGCAAGGAATTATATGAAATCTGCGATTGCCTGTGTCATCAATTAGCACCCCTGATTCTTTGTTTGTTGAGCCAACAATAATTCCTCTTCTTGGCCACTCTTCAACTGCTTTACCGTAAGGAACACGCAAAAGATCTGTTGATCTTGATAAAAATGCTTTTATTACTCCAGCGTGTTTGCGACTTGTAACTCCATCAATTTCAGACCATTCCATTCCCCAAGATCGGTGGAGAACTAAAAGATCATCTTTGGAGGATATATCACCGAGGGCATCTGAGAAAAAAGGGCCAAATATAGTCTGCCAGAAAGAAGATTTTTTAATACCTTGAGAACCTTGTAATACTGTTGCTGTGTCATGTTTACAACCAGCTATATAAGTTCTTCTTACTGCATTAATGAGAGTAAGTTTCAGCATGGTGTCATATATAGTCGGCTCTGATAAGTTTTGATCTTCTGGCCTTAAGTAAGTGGAGGATAATCTTTCGATACCATAAAGTTCTGGCTTTATTTCGTTATAACAATGATCAAGATAAAGTTTTACAGGATCATATTCATTCTCATGGGCAACTTTAAGGAGGCAATCAACAGCCATTTCTTTGGGTACTTTATAACCAAGTTCTGCAAGTGTTAGGTAGAAGAGTTCAATATTTTTAATAACTTTGCCATCCATTTCTATTGAATGAGAAAAAGTATTAAATCTAATTTCCTGTTTTAGATGCCGCAAAAAGTTCATTAGTTCTTGAGAAGTAAGCTGCTCAAGTTTTGTTGGTAGAATGGTTGATTTTTCTTGTGGTTTTATTGAAGTTGGAAATGTTCTTGGCGGTGGAGTCCAACCATCTTCTGAAGCAAACTTTTGCAGAGTGCCAAGAGAGACACCAGATGATTTGAAGGAAGCCCATTTTTTTTCACATTCACCAGATTTATATTTACTGTTCTTTTGTGATAAAGCCTCCCATTCCTGTAAAAGTGAATCATCACCAACAGAATGAGCAGCCATGCCAATTTTTAACCATGAATCATAATCATCTAAACGTGATGGATTTATTGATTGAAGCAATGAACGTGCTTTATCGGAATCTGAACTAAGAGTTTGTAGTTGTGTAATTTTTTTCTTTTTCTGCTCCATCATTTTTTTTATTATTTCGATAGGAGCTTCAGCTATTGAAAGATCTCTTGGCGAGCGATTTTCCATCCACCTATAACCATCTGTTATTGGGTGTTTACCAGAAACTATAGATTGCGTACCATTCCATCGAAGTTCTATCTGTTCAACAGAGCCATCTTCATCTTTTACCCCTGTCTGGAATTTACGTGTTTTTATCTTTGACCAATATTTTTCTGGCACTTGGTAAATTATTTGAAATCTACCGACACGACCTGATGTAACCATCCATGAGGGTGGAAGTGATGAAAGAGAAAAACCCCATTCACTTAATATTTTTGCTGCTGATGGACCATCATGGTCTAAGAATAAGAGGCCACCAGAAGGAGTACCACAGCAAACACCGATACCTGTAGATTTTTTGGAAGATATTTCTTTAAATAGTTGAGAACGTGTAAGCGGATTATTTTGCCAATCATTTTGATATGGTCTTTTATTTTGAACGGCAACAAAACCCCAATGCTTGGGAAGGCCAAGCAATTCTTCTTTTATATCCATTGTTAAGCAGCCTGCTCCATTTTTTCGTTTACGATTAGTCTGAGTAAACAGGATCTGGATTCAGAACCTTTATTATCATCAAGCCATTTTATCTGCCCCTGAGAGAGTTGGATATTAATTGTTTTTAAAATTTGCTCTTGTTCCATATCTAGGGTTGTTTTTGTGTAACTATAGGGTAAGATACCACTAAATCTAGGATAGTCAATGATTCAATTAAGGGAATACCAAAAAGAGGCCAGCGAAAAACTTACAAGGCTTTGCGTTGATCATGGTTATGGATATTTAAGCGGTGAATGTAGGACAGGAAAAACACTTGTGGCCTTATCAGTTGTAAAAAATATGGAAGAAGATAAGGTTTTGATAATTACAAAAAAGAAAGCGATTAGCAGTATAAAAAAAGACATAGATCTGATGAATTTGGCAGATAAAGTTGTTGTTACAAATTTTGAGCAGCTAAAAAATTTCGAAGGTACATCATGGAATGTTGTCATTGTTGATGAAGCCCATAGTGTTGGAGCATTTCCAAAACCATCACAACGGCAACAGAATATTTTGAAATTAAGGTATGGAATAATAATTTTAATGAGTGGAACGCCAAGCCCAGAAAGTTGGAGTCAGTTATATCATCAGTTTGCTTTGACTAATGTTTGGGATGAATATTCAAGATATGGCCGAAATGGTTTTTATAAATGGGCTGGTGATTATGTAGAAGTTAAGGAGAAAAG